ACGTTCCTTAAGACCTTCCCAATCCTTCTGATTGACAATACCTTGAGCAGCGGCTCTTTCAGATTCAGTATAACCTGCTTTATAAGTCTTATTATAACGAGGTTTACCATTATCTAATTGACCTCTCATCATTCTATAAGCAAGTTCATCAATTCTATCATCACCAGATAGTTTATTCAAATCTACAGGATTTGTAGCTGCAGTTTCTTTAGTCTTAGATTCACCTTCACCAGCCTTAATATCAACATTATCCAATACAATTTCTTGGTCATTACTTTCTGGTGCTTGAGCAGCAGGAGCTTGAAGTTCTTCAGTCTTAGGAGTCTGTTCAGGTTCAGTTTTCTGAGAATCAAGTGCTTGAGCTGCAGCTTGTTCAGGAGTTTGCTGAGTACCATTATCTTTCTGTGTATTAGCACTACCATCTTCAGGTTTCATTGCAGGCTTATTGTAATCTTCTGCAATATCTTGAGATAGACTTGTTGCTGGGGGTGCATCTTGTGTAGTATCAGTAATATCAGGAACATTAGAACTACTTGGATCAATATCACAAGCTTGTTCATTAGCATACATGAATGAGAATGTTAATGATAGTGTTGTGAGTGCATCATTAGAATAGTCTAATTGATAATTTTCATATTTGACTAATTTCAAATATCTGTAAGTATAACGATAAACAATTTTATTGAAATTGTTATCATAAACATCTACATGTATTTCGTAGATGTTATTTTCTTTATAATACCATTTATCATCAGAGAAATCAAATAGGTATTGCATAGCATGAGATAATAATTTGGATGTAGAGAAATTTGTATCTTCATTGAATGTTAAAGTAAAATCATCTACTTCCCATTCAGGAATTACGAAAGCCCATCCATTATTACCGAAGTTTTGCACTTCTTTTTTGTATTTCACAACAGGAGGTTGAAATTGAGTACAACTTCTTAAGACAGTGTAGTCACTGTCTCCTTTATTCCATTTAATGCTGACAATAAAAGTGTCAGGTAATTTTATGGACAAATCATGTGAAAATACTGATAAACTCATTATGCCTTTCTCTGAATATAAAATTCACCAACTCTACTTGCATTTGATTGACCATGTGAAGATTTCTGTACATAGTCAGATGCAAATGCTAATTGACCTTTGCTATCTTTATATACAGTCACTGCGTGACCATATTTTGAACCATCTGAATAAGAAATATTGATTACATCACCTTCTTTCAATTGACCATGTTTTAACATATCATTTAATTGGTCAGCACCTTTACCTGATGCAACTTTCTTATAACCATAACATGATAAATTCTGATCTTTACCATTACCAGTTGATTCCATGTGTGTTGCACCTGAAGTCACTGCAGCAACTAGATTGGTACCAGTAGCACATAAACCATTTTGGTCTTTCTTATATGAAGATGTAATAGTTCCATCTTTAACTAAATAATCAACTACTTGAGATGTATTTGTAGTATCAACACCTGCAGCTTGCATCTTACTTCTTAATTCAGCTAAATCAGCGTCTCTATTACTATTTGAACTTGTATATTTTTGTAATGGCTTTTCATTTGTCTTATCATTTTTAGCAACTTGTTGATTTTGTTTCTTAGAAGCTGGTGTAGATATATCTTTACCATTCTTATCAGTCTTTTTAATAGTCTTACCTTGTTCAGACATATAATCAAGTCTGTTCCAAGACATTGTCACTTGTGTCTTATCATTTGTTGATTTATATGTAGAACCTTTATCATTCTTATGTTTTTCTACATAATCAGCACCAAGATAACCACCGTTTGCTTGTAATGAATCAATTGCTTCTTTTTTATTCTTAGCTAAACCTTCAGTGACACTATTCAATGTTCCAGAACCACCATATACCATGTGAGTTAGACCCATTTGAGCATTTGTGTTCATATTATCGATAACGTCTTCAATACCTTTTTCTTTGAACTTTTTCTGCATTTCACCTGCTAATTTATCTAAGACTAAGTTATTTAACTTATCAGCTGATGCTTGATCAAGTACTAAACCATTAGAACCAAGAGTTTCATCTTTTAATGCTTCATTTGCAGCAGTTAAATTAGAGAATTTAACTGTTTCACCCTTCTTATAAGTCTTACCATTAATTGTCACATCTTTATTTGCTTTGAATGTGACTTCACCTAATTTATCTGCACCTAGACTCTTTAATGTAGCATAGGTATTACCATAACCATAGTTCATTTGTGTTGGGTTAGCTTTCTTATCATCACTAGAATTCTTATAGACTTGATTATCATTTCCTTCTTTTCTAGAATGACCGTTAGTAGCCTTACCAGAAATTTCATTTTTAAGCATTTCACGTAGATATGCTCTTTGTTCAGCATCTGTCATTGTAGAATACATTTTTGCAGGCATACCACATGGAGCTGAACCAGTTCTCTTTTCACCACCATTTCCTTGTTCAGGATGATTAACTGCTTCTTGATATTCTTTAGAAGCATTAACAAATTCTGTATTTTCTTTTACAATTGAATCAAGACTTTCTTTCATGTAATCTTCTGCTTCTTTTCCAGTTAAACCTTGATTTAATGCATTTTCTGCAGCAGCGTTTTTAATAGTATTAATTTCATCATCACTTAAACCATCTGCTGTATCGATACCATAAATCATTAACAATTTTTCGGTATCACTTAATTTCTTCCATTTTTCAGCCATTAATTTCTTTTCTTCATCTGTCATCATACTAAAGTCTCTGTTTTCAGCATTCATTTCAGAATTACAATAACGTTTAAATGCTTCAATTTCAGCGGCTTGTTGATCTTCAGAAGAACTGTTATAGAAGTTTTCTTCTAATGTTTTTGCTATACTTTCATCCAATTCACCTTTTTCTTTTTCAACATCCTTCCATTTTTCTTTTGCTTTAGTATTTGTTTCAAATGCCATAGGTTTCATCATTGCCTCTTGACGTTGTCTATTTAATTCAGCATTTTTCTCTAGTTCAGTTTCTTCATCTTTTAATTTACCTAAGAATTTCTGCCATTCACTTTCAGCACTACCTTCATCGACAGATGAACCAATTACATTCATATCTTGAACCATATCCACAACTGGTGAATAAATTGGCAAATTATATAAATCATATTCATCTTTTGTAATATCTCTAGAAGAACGAACAATATAAGTAGCAGTGATAGTCATATTAGATGGACTACCAGAATTTTGCCATTGTGGTGCACTATAACTAAATAATGTTATAGTATATTTTGTTCTCTTAATTATATTACGTAGAGTATCATCGTATTCAGTGACTATTATATCTTCTGTATTTGGAAGATTTGGCCAATTGTAATTATTGGTCAAATAGTCTAATACTTTCATATCATCTGTTTCAACAAATGTTATTTCTAATTCTTGATCACCAAATTCAAAAAATGGTAGAACGAATTGGGTCTGACCAAATCGTTTTCTACCATCTGAAGCATTTATAGAAATAGAAGGCAGTTTTATATCTTGAACTAATCTATATAGAGAAGGGTTAGCAAGAAAATCTACCTTAAATCTGAAACTAAAATGTGGTTTGAATGTTTCGTAATATGTATAAACAGATAATCCCATACTTTATTTATTGTCATAACAATAAACAGTAGAAAATTGGGATTTTTCTTCAGTAATATATTTGAAATGCTTAGAGTCTGTTCTAAAAATATCATCACATAATTTATCTAAGCCATAACAATCTGATGGAAGATACCAATATATTTTAATCATATCAAAATACTTTTGTCTTAGATTACTCATGTGTTCTTTAAAGAATAATGTATATTCATTTAATTGATGAGCTGTATCATCGTAATTCAATTTAACATTTTTACCATTTTTATCAACTGTTATTCTAATCATATTCACCTTAACATTTTACGTTTGTATTACCTAAGAAATGTGGAGCACCTGTCACTACACAATTTGGCAAATTGTTAACTAATTGTTTTGCTGCGTTCTTACCTAATTCTACCATTAGACCATCTACTTTTGTAGTTCCAATAGATGTGACTTCAGTATCACCATTAGAATTGATTTTACAATTTCCATTGACTGTTATAACTAAATCACCTTGATTATCTTCTTCATCTACACCAGTATCAATCTGAATTTCACCATTGCCTTTAAATATCAATGATGCACCAGTTCTATGTAATAGAGCCATTTCACCAGTTTTTCTATTCAAAGTCATGTAATCACCTTGATCTGTCTGGAAGATGATCATCTTATGTGGATAATCTTCTGTTTGGTCTGCAGCACCACTATTGATACTTTCTTTATTGAAAGATAACTTATCATAAATTGGTTTATGTATATCACCTTGGTCAAAATAACCTGAAACTAATGTTCCATTTTCTGGAACAATAAAGTTTCCTGCTTTAGCACCAATGAATAAAATATCTGGAATTGCCCAAGGAATACCATCTTTTGGAAGGTCATCATAGAAGTTAAAGATTTGTACTTGAACACGACCTAATTTTTCAGGGTCATTGTTGTTAATAACTTTACCTTCCCATCTACCTTCATATTTAATATCTGTGCTATCATTGATATTTGCCATATCATTGAATAACTCAGGATAATTTGTTCGAACGTTATCTAATTTCAATTCACTCATTATCTACTCTTCTTTGATGTGTTAGTTGCTTGTTCAGTTATATTATCAAAAGATGTATAACCTTGTTCAGAAGTACCATCAGAAACACCTTGAATAACTATGGTATAATTTGTATTTGGTGCCCATACATGTGTTAGACCACTTACAATAAAATCACCAGATAAAATTGGGTTTTGATGTTGTGTATCAGCTGCATCCACGTGTATCTTTTCACCTAAATTTATATATGAGACTGCTCTCTTCTTATCTTCATTTGATACTTGAACGTCATTTTGTTTAGTATCATTCTGTTCATTCATATCCAATGAAATATAACAGAAATGTGTAAAGAATGAATTACGGATATTCTTATGATGCAATGGAGCAACATTATAATACTCATGTAAATCTTTAAAATAAATTCCACAATATTGTCTCTTGTTCAATAGATTTATTGACTTAGGAGATTTGTTAGATACATTAGCCATGTGTAATCGATTACCATTATATTCATATTGTCTATATGAATTTTCTTGTTCATCTTGAATCTTTTGTGGCTTTTGTTTTTCAGTATCTAACTCTGATTTATTGTATGGATTGTATTGTGACATTTGAACATTACATCCATCATCAAATGCTTTATAAGGAACATCATAGAATAAGATATTCTGATATGGTTTAACAACTACATCATTCTTATTTTCTTCTAGGTTCTTTTGTTTTGCATTGATGAAATTCTCTTCAAAAACATAAGAGTATTTAATACCTTGTGTTTTTAATCTTTGTAATGAGTCATATACAAATTTACCATTCTTATTGATATACATCATTGGCAAATCATTTTCACCAAGCCAAGCATGGTCCATAATATGCTTAGCAAACTTAGCATAAGTCAATGTTTTATTTAGCCATAACATCTTATCTGTTGGATCTGTTGCACAAAGATAAGTAAATTTCAATGATGTTTGACCAATAACTTCATCTAATACTTCTTTAGATGTTTTCTTATATCCTTTTAATATAGCTGTAATTTCTGTTTCAGGCCATGAACATACTTGGTTAATATACTTTTCACAGTTATAAATGCAAGACAATTCATAAATGTATTTTGATGTATGTGAATCAATGTAATAGTTAATACCTTCTAATGTAAAGAAACAATCAATATATGGAGGGACTAACATATCAGGATTTCCATTCTTTGGAGTAATTCTTAATCTGATATTATTACCAGCTCTGAATGCAAATGTATTTGCCCATTCACCATTATCAAAGATTTTTATTGTTAACTTAGGTAAAGTACCAAATATAGTTTCAGTAAGACGTATTTCAGAAATACTATCTTGTTCTATAGGTTGACCTAATTCTTGTTTATTTTTAATGTTCTCATCAGTGGTAGCACCATAATATAGCTCAATAATATCAGTCTGCTGAGAAGCGGCTGATGACTGAGATTCCATTAACTGTGATGATACGTTTTTCTTACCCATATTATAAACTTAATTCAATACTTTTATTTTGTTTGCCCCATGTACTTAATTTCAATTGCTTTACTATTGACCATGCATCCTCTGCATCTTCTGGAGCTTTGAAGATAGCAAATCCATTATCACTTGTGACTACTAACCAATTTGTCTTTTGTAGCTTTAGATATGTATAACAATGCATTGCTGCAACTACATGATATAAATCTTCTTTTTCTTTATATAACTGAGCAAACATTTTTGTTATTGTATGTGACTCAGGTTCTATATTTTGACAAATGTTTATTACTTTATC